AAAATTTTCATAAATAATGTTCCCGCCACCTAATTGCTTGAATTGTACGTGGTATGGATTTTCTAACGACATTCCTTCTTCACGAACAACTTCATATGCTGACATTGGAACTACGTTAACAATTCCAATTTCTTCTTGAATGTCTAATTTCAAATATAAATCGCCATATTTGCACATATTGCGCACCCATGGCCATAAATTAAATTCAATGTTTAAAATGTCGTAAAATAAATTATGTAAAATTTTCTTTACGTTTTCATTGTCGCTGGTAATGCGTAATACATCACCAAAATCGTCTTTCATAACTGTTTCGTCCGAATAGATATCCAATGCCGAAGCGATAATAGAATCTTGATCCATTACTTCATAATCTGTATACAATTCTGTCTTAGAAGAAAAGTAATTGTAGTTTGGATTGTAAGTATTTAATGAATGAGGACGAACACCATGTAAACGTGTAAAACGATCAATGTATTTAGAGTTATGTGCGTTACCTAAAGATTGTAAATGAGAATTATCAACTACTTTAAGTTGATCTTTTCCAACCTTGCGAACAATAACATTACTATTGAAAAGACGTTTTAGACGCCCATATAATGTTTTTTCTGCCATATTAAATTAGCCTAATTTTAAAATAAATATCAGAAATCCTAATAACTGGTTTATTTTAGTAGCCAAGTTAAATCTTCATCCATCCCAGTCTTACCTACAGGCATAGTCCATCCTGAATCTTTACGCATTGCAGAAGTACTACTGTAAACTCCTGAAGACGGTTTACCAAAATAATCTAAAGTTTTTCTGTTTAAATCTATTCCTTGCTGTCTTAATTTAAGTGCAGTATCTCGAATCCATAATCCTATAGAAAATGACATAACTAAATCGTCATTATATCCACGTTGCGCTTCTGGCCTTGACCCATTCCATACGAAAACAAACAATTCATCAATTAATCGTTTACTATGTACCACAGGAACTCGCTCTCGCATATAAGTGTCTAATTTAGAAATAACTAAAGGACGAGTTCGAGATGAAGTTGTAAATCCTGGAGTCATTTGAGAGGTATCTTTTAAATCAACATATCTAGCTAATTGTTGAGATACATCTGATAATCCTCCTTCTTTAGGAGAATAGTATAAATTTTTATAATTTCTATCTATTGCTACTTGAATTGAAGCCCAACCTACATTGGCATTTTCAATTACTAGTAAAGCGTCATTATATTCAGTAGCTATATTTACTAACATATTTCCATAATCTTTAGTAGATATTTGCCCTTTAAATTCAGCTACCTGTGTAACCGATTCAATTTCAATTACGTGAAATGCAGAATAGTCAGCTCCATCGCCACGGGCAACGTCAGCTACGACAACGTAATTTTTTGTATAATCTGGCTCTTCCCAAATCCATAACTCTCCATGAGTACCACGTTTTTGTATAGGTTCTTTTACGTAAGTAGTTTCATACCATTTTAATAAAGCACCTTCAATTACAGATTGACCTGAAGTGATAAAGTCGCAATCACACTCTTGAGCAGCTCCTTTAACACCTAACAATTCATCCTGTTTATCTCTCCAAGATTGATCTCGTTCAGGATGAACATCCCAACGAAGCATGATAGGATTGAATCTAGATAAAGGATTAGTTTCAGCGTCTTGCCAAGTTTTATGGAAGAAATTACCGGTACCATTAGGAGTAGATAAAATAATAGCTCCTCCTCCTGTTGCTAAGGTTTGCTGTGCTGATATCCAAATTTCTTCTACGTTAGAAATAAATGCAGCCTCATCTATAATCAATAAAGACAACGCTTCTGAACGACCAGAGTCGCCTGACGATGAAGTAGCTTTAATTTGAGATCCGTTAGTAAATCGTAACGACAATTTATTATCTTCTACAGTAGCTAATTTTAGCCAAGAAGGTAAATTTTCATACATTACTTTTACCTTTAAAACTAAATTTTTTGCTACTTCCTGTTTTGTTGCAATTACTAATATGTTTTTATCCCCGAAAAATGTCATAAGCCAAAGTGCATAGCCTGCACTTAGCGTTGATATACCTAATTGCCTAGATTTTAATATGACATTATAATCGTGATCTCGTAGGCCTCGTAGTGCGTTTTCCTGAAATGGATAAAGATGAAATGGTATTTTGCCTTTTTTCGGATGTTGAATTTGGCAGTATTTTTTCATGAAGTGTACTGGGTCTAAAAGACACTTCTTGTACTCCTCACGAATAATATCCTTAATTGATTTTGACTGAGACATAACCTAATAAAATTTAATTAGCAAAAGCTGCAATAAACGCTCCTACTGTTGCAGCGCCAAATCCTATCGTAGCAAATTTGAAAATTGTTAATTTCTTACGCTCTTTCTTTATGTCCGCCTCTAATCCAGTAACTATACTAATGTACTTGGATTCTTTTTGTTTATATAAATTAATTTGTGTTTCGTAATTACCACATTTGTCAGTATAAAATCCTACTAGTTTTTGATTTACAGAATTTTTTTCTTCTAACTGAACTACTAAAGTTTTAGTTTTTTCTAATTCCGCTTTTGCAGAGTCTCCACGAACTAAATCAATTGCAATTTTCTTTGCAACTGTATCTGGAAAACAAACTAAATTTGATTTATTTATACCTGTCTGCGAAAAAGTCGCTAAGCTCATTGTGAGTAGCGCTATTAAGAGCTTTAATTTTTTTGCCATATTGCTGTTGTATTTGTTTAATTTGAGTTTTAGTTGAATCAATTTGATGATCCATTACGGTTAAACTGTCTTTGTAATTGGTAATTAAGCTATCGTATCTTAATTGATCTTTTTCTAAACCAACTATTAATTTAGATAAACTGTCAATTTCTTGTTTTTGTTTAGAGTATTTGTCTTTGCCTGACATAGGCATATGATCAAACACTATCACACCAACTAAAAGTGCGATAATAACTATTAATACTAAATTAAGTTTATTGAATTTCATTACTACCTTATATCATATAAATATAAGGCGCATTAATTATTAAGTAATAGCTGCCGGAGATGAAGGAGATACCGTCGATCCTACTACTGGCGCTGGTCCTCCACCCGCACCGGATACTACTTGTCCCGGAGGTACTATTATCGTAGCGGTTTTAATGTATGAGTCAATTGCCGTTGCTAAATCTTTTGCTAACTCTCGTTGAGCAGACTCAGTGTCTTTAGCTCCAGATTGCATCTTTTTAAATGCAGCAAATATTTGTTGTTCTAATAACGGCTTTATTAATGGCATAACTTTAAGTTTAAATTATTTATCTTTTATAGGACCGCCAACTACCCAAGCGTCGCAAGTTCTAGATCCAGCACACTTAAATTTAAGAAATGTGCAATATCCTAATTTACCAGCTTCAATAGTATCCCAAGCGTCTTTTTCAGCTCCTTCTGTATCGTCTGTTTCTGGCTCTGTCACAGGAACGTCTTGCTCTTGAACTTCTGGTTCTGGAACTGAAACTTCTTTTTCTCCTGTTACAATTCCTCGCTCAATACAATTAAGCATTTTAGAAGTTATATTAAAAGCAGCACAGTTGTTACATCGAGAAGACTTAGCTTCTTCCATGGTATCTAATTGCCACTCTTCCATTTTCTTTTTCCAAAATTTTATATTTGGATTATTTGGATTGAGAGGCCCATATCCATATTCATCAATAGCTTTTTGACGATGTTCAAGATTAACAGAAATGTCTTGTGTTGCCACAGGACATTTCATTTCTTCTTCAGCTTCTTTTAATAAGGTAAATAGTTTAATCATTACTTTTTAATTTTAACTATAGTATTTTTAAGTAAAGAATTCATTTTATTAGCAACAGATTCTTTTCTAGCGTCTTTTGTCTTAGGATTTATAAGATTTACATCTCCTTGTTTCATTGTCACGCCCCATTTACTCGAACCACTTTTTTCAGGCTGAGGCATAAAGTCTCTTTTTGGAGCCCAATTTTCTGGCTTAGAGCTTTTAATCATTGTACTAACGTTTTTTACTACGTGCTTAGCAATTTCAGTATCGTCGTCATATCCAAATTTATTCCAAACAGCACGTGCCTTATCAGTTAAATTGTCTAATATGTAACCGTAAGTTTGTTGTGAAGTAAAGGCTAATAAATTACCTGCTTTAAGATTTGCCGAAATGGTTTTGGTTTCTCCAGCATCAACAGCGATTGCGGTATGAACAGCTTTTAATATATCTTTAGGATCTATTTTTCCAACAACATTAACTGCTTTTAATTTAGCATCTGGATTTGCTGCGTATACTTGAGACCATCTATGATGACCATCCAAAACAAATTCTCCGTTATACGTAATAATTGGACCTCCTACATCTGGTGTACCTTTTAAAAAAGAATCTAACGAGCCGTATTGATCAGTTGCGATATTTTTTAAACTTTCTTCAGCTCCAATTTCATTTTGAGTAGGCTTAAGATTTTTAGCTGCAATAGTAGTTTCAGCTACGTCAAACTTTTCATCGTTTGGTTGCCCGTCAGTCTGACCTGCTTTAAGCACTGCCATAACTTTAGGATCGCTTGAATACTTTTGCAATAAACTTACATAAGCAGGAACAGATGCAGTTTTAAACGCTGTCGATAAGTCGTCTAATTTATCTTGCGTTTCGTCTTCTTTTAATAGTGTTGATAATTTAATCATAGTAAGTTATTTTATTTATGTTACCAAGCTCTACAGCTCCAATATCTAGCTTTCCATCTTGGTCCTGGGTTGTCACAATTATGACGAGCTCGGAAAGATTTACGTCGTGCAGGATTTCCTTTTTTAATTTTCATCCCTGGTTCGCCAAAGCCAACTTTTACTACATTGCCTTTGTCATTTCTAACGTATACGGCACGTTTTCTAGGACCGCCTGGAGTATAAAAAGGTTTACCTAATTTTACTGTACGACCTCTATATTCAGCTTCTTCTATTTTTTCTTTTTTTTTAATTCCTTCTTCGATATAAAGCTCTGAAGGAGATTGTTTAGGTGTTTTCATTTTCTTATCGTAGTCACCCATCTTAATTCCTTTTTGCTGAGACTTTTCTCCGAAAGCCATTGTTTCCAATTCTTTTTCAGTCGGCATTTCGGCAATGTCTTCATTTTCAATCCAACCTGACATCATCATAGCTTTATTAATAGATTGAGCTACGTCGTCTTGATCCGCATCTGGAAACTTTTCAAAAGCCATATCATATAAATCATCCCATTCATCTTCGTCGGCTAGCTTTTCAAATTTCTTTTTGTTTTTATTAAAAAAGTCAAATACAGCTTCTTCGGTTGAATGTAAGTCAGTGGTTTCTTTTGCATCTTCTTCTTTAGCTTCTGTTAATGTACGTTTAATCATTTTACGTACTGCTAAACGTACAAGAGTTTCTTGAAGTTTATGATCTAACAAATCCTGAACGTCTTCTTCAGGTTCAGTTGCTAAAATTCTATGAAATACTTTGTCAGCGGCGTCTGCAGCAGCTTCAGCAGCTTTCAATTCTTTGTGCATTATAAGGATAGCTTTTTTAAGCTTTTCACGTTTTACAGGATCAGCTTCTTTAACAAAAGCGTTTTTAAGTGTAAGCATTTTTGCTTCAGCGTCTTGCATTACAAGCATTTTAGCTTGAAGCTCTTCAGTTGCTTTCCTTAACTCCTTTGATACTTTTGGATTCATATAAATCTTGTTTCAGTTTATTTATAAAGTTTTCTTTAAATAATTCAAATTCTTTTTCTACTTTTTCTGCCATTTCATCTCCACTTAATCCTCCGGTCCAAGTTTCAACGGTACCATCTGAATTAGCAAATGTCAAAGGATCTCTAAACATTTTAGCTATTTCCATAGCTTCTTGTTCAGCTTGCTGAAGCCAAGCTTCTGCATTCTTCAACATCCTTTCTTTTTCATAAGCTTCATATTTTCCTTCAATACGAAGATTATGCTCGAAAGCAACTTGACAGTCAAAACAACGTTTATCCAATGCCCAAAACTTTTTATCAAGCCTCTTTGTCATTGGTTGGCTACATTCTGGGCAATGTGACGGCATTCTATTCTTAGCAAGAAGTTCACGAATTTCATCGAGTTTACCTTTTTTAATTTTAAACCCGTTTCGTTGCTCCCATTCTACTCCGCTATCGTCTGTCCAAATTTCTCCAACTTCACGTCGTTTTTCGGAACTTTTAACATCAGCAAACCCAATCGTTTTTCTCGTCTGAGTTTTATGAGTGCCATCCAACATTTGTCGAATAGCTTTGATATTTTGTAATTTTGCCATAACTTTATTAATAAATATACTATTTCCTAAAAGAGCTGGCTAATCCACCTAAAATGAATTTACCGGTAATTTTAAAAGGTTTATTGTATATTGATTTATCTCGAATAACAATTCCTTCATGCTCTTTAACAGGGCCTAAAGGTGAAGACAATTTATCTAAAATAGCATCTCCTAATTTCATAGTAGCTAAATAAATAAAATAACCATTAATAGCAGCTTGATAATCTTTTTCATTAGCTACAAAATCTTTTAATGGAATGTCTTCAGATAGTTTAATTAAAACTTCTTTAGATAAAGCGGATATTGTCTTGCCGTCTACAGTTTTAATTGTTGTATATGGAACTTTTGCCTTAGCTAACCATTGAGAAAGAGTTTTTGTTTCTTCTTCGCCTGGAGCGTAAGTAATTGTATATTTTTTATTTAATTCTCCTTTTAAGTCAGGCTCGCCATCTAAAGTAGTTGGAATAGATCCTAACACTTCATATCCATATTCATTAGCTGTTGGAGCTAATTTATTAAGTAAATCTTGCATTACAGCTTTACTGTATGTTTTTTCTTTAGTAGTTCTTTTTGTTGGAGATACTCTTTCAATTTCAAGTAATCCATGAACTGCTAGAAAATTTTTACCGTATTGTAATACATTAGTCGACCCTGCTACATATTCAATATTAAATAATATATTTGGATTATCCCATAAACCTAAACGCTTTAAAGCTGGTTCAGTGTCTGGTATAGCATCGTTAAAGATATCTAAAACAGTACCACCTACTTTAATCATTCCATGTCCAGCTCCGAAACGATCTTCTAATTCAGCTTTGGTAACTCCTTTAACGTCTAAAGGTTTATTTGAACCTCTATCCATTACAAACGTCTTTTTATTGTCTAAAGTAATTAATCGTATAGAAGCATTTACTCCGTCAATTTTAACAGACGCCGGGCCTTTCTTTAAATAATTTACAGACTGTTGAAATACTGTAACTAAATCTTTTCCTGAAATTACTGTAGGTATGTCAAATGGATGGGCCATATGCCCTCCAGCCCCGCCCTCAGTTAAAACAGCTTCTTGAGTCGGCATTTTAACTCCATATACTGTTTTAGGAAAGTCGTTAAAACTATAGGCAAATTCTTGCCCTATATGTTTTTTAAGAAATGCTTTGAGCTTTTCTATTTTAGAATTGTGTGCAGCTTGTTGCTCTGGACTCATATATCCTTCTTCAACTTGCTCTGGAACGCAGTTAGGAACTTGTTTGTTTCCTTTCTTTTTCATTCCTACTTGTTTATATCCGTCCCAACAAGGATCTTCTTCGTTTAAATCTAAAGACTCTCCCCACCAATTTTTAGAAAATAATTTTGATTCACTCATAGCTTCTATCTTATCAAAAATCATATCAGCGGTCTTTTTATCATACCAACCAAATATAGATTTGAATTGTTTAATTTTTTCCGAACGAGGAACTTTAGCTCCAAGAGCTTTACGTAAATTAGTTCCTGACATTTCTCCGTATCCTGGAATGTTTATAGATACATGAGGTGCTACAATTA